TCCGTCTCCGTATGCATCGGGTTGACTATGGCCAGCATCGAAAGGTCAGCTCGAGCCAACCCATTTGACAGTCGTGTCAGGGCTGTGAAGAATGCGTTGGTAACACCTTTGCTACCGGCAGCACCTGAGATCTCATACAGAGATTCCCGGAGTGAGTCCAATGCTGGTAAAGCCTCTGAACCGTCTAACCGTGCCTGCACCATGACAGCTATGGCCGCGTCAACTGAGTTGTAGCAGGGTATGTCATCCGCTACGTCTGAGTCCTCATCATAGGGTTCAACCGCCATTATCCTCGAGATAGGCAAGTGCTTGGATATGCCTTTGACTAACAACGTTTTACCAACCTTCGTATCGCCCGAGATAATGGTCAGTCCTAAAGGAAGTTTGATCCCGTTCGAACCGAACGCATTAATAGGTAGCGTCACCTGGATGGGAGTGAAGTTCGGAAACGATTTTGCAACCTTCTCCCTACCAACTTTCGGTTCATCGAGTGAGCCCGCTCTCGATCTTAGCGTGGCACCGCGATCGCTGTGAAAGCCCAGGTAATCTGTGGGCTTCGACATTGAAGGGATCTCGAATACGCATCTCGATCGTAATTCGTCAGGTTTGATCTCCTCGACGTCAGGCTGAGGTTTGGCGGCTAACTTATCCTCCTGTTTGATTTGCTCTCGCACCTCGGGGTTTTGATTCTGCTTTGCCATGTTGTGCTCCTTATTGAACGTTCATCTTGAAAAGATGGCGTATGTGCTGATAAAAGTCCTCATGCGGTATAGTGGCTACCAGTGAATCAAGGACGTCAGGTGAAACATCCGCTGGATCTACCCTGTAATGCAGGTAGTGCGGATTGGCGATGACCAGGGCATCCAAGTCCGTAAAGGCTTGACGCTTGGCCATCTGTCTTGCGATCAGGATCGGTGATACCTGAAGATGTTTGCGTACTGACTCGTCATAAATGGCGTTTAAGTCACGAAAGACCGGAGTTGAGGAATATTGTTGCAATCTGGCAATCGTTCCTTCCGCATAGCGAACTGGGTCAATTCTGTCGATCGAGTCCTCCCTAGCCAGGGCGTTAACAAGGTACGTGACTGGGTTAGGAACCGATACCTTCTGTGAATCGCCCTTTTCGCAGAACACGCTACCCAAGAAAACTACTGGTACCTCGGGTTCCAATAACGTGTACGGCGATGTCGCGGTCTTGAAGCGTTCCGCCACCGTGGATGAATTGGTCAACATACAGGCATCATCTGACATATCCAGCAAGGCATGATTCGGATTCCTACCCTGCAACAGCGGCTCCACCTCTCCGGCCGATGTGATTGCGCCCGCGTCTCGATAAACGATGAGATACACGAACGTCATCCACAACTTTCCAATGTCCGGGTTGATGAATATACCCGATGGCAGCCCCACTCTACTGGTAAAATTATTCGGATCAAGTGGTGATCCTCCGAAGACAGGGTTGTAGTCCTCAGGTGTGTCTCTCCACGGCGGGGGCACGATGTAGGGTGATTGCATCATGCGTTGCAATAGCAGGACGAGTCGCTCATCCCAGTATTTATGGAGTTCGCCGTAAAGGAAGTCGAAGAACCAGGGTGGTACGAGTTGGTCCATCGTGCGAACATCCGAGCCTACGGTGTATTTGAAACGGGATATCTTCTCTTGCTTATCCTTATCATCGCGGGCTTTATAAGTAAAGGCAAACCGATCCAGGTACACGGTACGGTGACAACCCATCACGGCTGTCATCGCGTAGTTAGGTAAAGCGCAGTATCCAAACACTGGTCTCCTTCTCATCGCGAAATGATTGGAAAGTTTGTTACCGTCTCGACCCACTACGGACATGTCAGCAACCAGTCTTTCAACGTAGTCACCGGTGGTGGCTTCCTCGTAGGTTGGGTAAAACCTGTCCTTTGACTTAAATGAGCCATCCTCGTTCTTGACGACCGCGTTTGGTTGTTGGCGCTCGTTGATTGAGAACACGAAAAGTGAGTGAAAGTCGTTAAAAGCTGAGACGAGGTCAGAACCTTGATTGGTTGTGGTTACTGACAAATAGTCATCGAACTCTCTCAAAATCTTTAGAGTGCC